CCACATTTAGGTCTTCCTAATTGGTTTAAACGATGATATAATTCTTTGATGGAGGCACGGCACCACCACATACCCCGTGTCTCCTTCTAAGGATTATATATGTTATTAGGATTTGACGCATTTGCAGCACAACCATTTGCCGCTTCAGGTAATGAAAATAATGTTACTCTTGCGGTTACAGGTAATCAGCTTACAATTAGTATTGGAGACCCAGGTATTACAGCAGATTCTATTACAGAAATACCTAATCCAAATCCACTTACTTTAGGTACTGGTACTGTTAGTTTTGCTATTGATGTAGATTTTACAGTTACTGGATCGGCTATTACTTTAGCTACTGGAACTGTTATAGCAACGGCTGGAGCAGATGTAAGCATTACTGGAAATAATGTTGTAATTTCGTCAGGAACTGTTACAATTACTGCTGACGCAAATGTTGAGCCTAGTGGCATAGATTTATCTGTAGCTTCAGGAACAGCACAAGCAATAACATGGAGTGAAATAGTCCCAGGTGTTAGCATGACTTGGGTAGAAATAGACCCAGGAGTATAAAATTATGGCATCGACGTATTCAACAGACACAAAATTAGAACTTATTACAACCGGTGAAAAAGCTGGTCAATGGGGTGGTATTACCAATACTAACCTACAAATTTTAGAACAAGTAGCATCAGGGGTTTTAGATGTAGATATGGCATCTGGAGATGTTACTTTAGCTTTGACAGATGGAGCTACTTCTAATGGAAAAAATCAATATTTAAGACTTCATGGAACTTTAACCGCAAATAGAACCATAACGATGCCTTCAGGATCAGACCGAGTCTGGATTATGAAGGACGATACGTCAAGAAATACTACTAATAATTATACTCTAGGAGTATTAACAGCGAGTGGTACCACTAAAAAAATACCTATTGGAGCTACAGTTTTATGTAAATCTAATGGGACTCAAACATTAATAACTATTCTTGAAAAAGGTGGTGTTGGAATAAATAATACATACACTCCTTTTGCAGCAGTAGCTGGAGATCAAATTTTTTGTGATACTTCTTCAAATGTAATTACCGTAACTTTACCTTCTTCCCCTTCAACTGGTGATGAAGTAACCATCATTGATTCCAGAGGAAATTTTAATTCTAACAACGTAACTATTGATAGAAATGGTTCTCCTATTATGAGTGCTACAAGTAACGATGCTTTAGATGTCAATGGACAATCGGTTACATTAATCTATATAGATGGAACTAGAGGTTGGGCGTATAAGTCTAATACCGAAGTATTCCCAGCATAAGGAGCATAAAAGATGGCTCTTTTTGAAATGAAATTTCAACCGGGTGTCAATAAACAAGACACCGGCGTCGGCGCTACAGACCGATGGGTTGATTCCGATAATGTAAGATGGAGATATGGACTTGCTGAAAAAGTAGGTGGATGGTCTTCTTTACTTACCGACACTATGCATGGTGTAGCTAGAAAACAACTAGCTTTTACAGATTTAGAAGGAAATAGATACGTTGGAATAGGTACTGATAAATTTTTATTAGTTTATTTTGAAGGGGCACTTTATGATATTACCCCTTGGAGAACTAATTCTTCAGGAGCTCAAATTACTTTTGGAGCTTCTACTATAACTACTAACAGTACGTCTCCCGGTACATCAATTACTATTACTACAGGATCAGATCACGGTTTAGAAGTAGGAGATATTGTTGCTTTAGAATCTGTTACAATGCCTACGGCTTCAGCTTTAAACAAGAACAATATTGAATATACGAGTACTGATAGACAAGTTTGTCAAGTTATAACAGCACCAACTAATACTACATTTACTATTACATCTCCGACAGCAGAAACAAATGGGGGTGGTTCTGATTTAACTTCAGGAAGTGCCTGTACAGTATCTCCTTATCAAAGAATAGGACCTGCAGAACAATCTTATGGTTATGGATTTGGAATTGGAGACTATGGTGGAACAGTTACTGGAGTAGTAGATGATACATTAGACGGAGCCTTAAACGCTGACACTGCTGGTACTGGTGGATCAGGTACAGCGGTTACAGTAGACTCTACTACAGGTTTTCCTTCGACAGGAACTATTGCAGTTGGAACAGTTCCCACTGCTGAGTTAATTACTTATACTGCAACCAATGCTACAAATTTTCAAAACATTACTAGAGGGGCTTTAGGAACAGCAACTCCAGGAACTTCAAATGGACAAGCTCATTCTGATGGAACCGCTCTTCAAAATGCAACTAAATGGACTAACTGGGGTGATGCAGTTAATGCAACAACAGTTACTCTAGAACCAGGACTTTGGTCTTTAAGTAATTGGGGACAAGTTTTAGTTGGAACAGTTGCTAATGGAAAAACTTATACATGGAATTCAGGAGTAAGTGGAGATACAAAATTTACCACACGTGCTTCTATGAACACAACAGATTATGTAACCGCTATTAGTAGTGGTGACGGAAATCCAACAGCTACTAGATTTACTTTAATATCTCCAACTACAAGACACTTAGTTCATTTTGGAACTGAGACAACTTTAGGAGATTCAAGCACTCAAGACGATATGTTTTTGCGTTTCTCGGATGTCAATTCTCTTAATACTTTTGCACCAGAAGCAGATAACAGTGCGGGTGATCAAAGACTTCAAGATGGAACAAAATTAATGGGAGCCATTGTTGCTAAAGAAAACATTCTAGTTTGGACCGACAATGCTCTTTATACTATGAAATATGTAGGTTCTCCTTATACTTTTGAATTTGAACAGGTAGGAACTAACTGTGGATTAGTAGGTCAAAATGCATGCTGTGAAATAGATGGTGTTGCTTATTGGTTAAGTAATAATGGTTTCTTTTCTTTTGATGGTACCGTTAACTCTTTACCTTGTGTAGTGGAAGACTATGTATTTGATGATTTTGCAACTACTAAAGGCCAACAAGTATGTGCAGGAATTAATAATCTATTTACAGAAGTAGTATGGTATTACCCAGGAACAGACTCTTCTTATAATGACAAATATGTAGTATTTAATTATGGAGAATCAGGCAGACAACCTGGGGGTATTTGGTACACAGGAGTAAATACTTATTCTATTAGAACTAGCTTTATTGATGCAACAGTTTATCCTAAACCTTATGCTACTCAATTCAATAGTTCATCTACTGGTACTTTTCCAGATGTAGTAGGAGCTACAGGATTAGGTCAAAGTGTTTATTTTGAGCATGAAGTAGGAACCGATCAATTAAATCCTGATGGTACAACAACTACTCTTACTTCTTATGCAACTTCATTTGATTTTCCTATTAACACGCAACAAGGAACTGGAGAATATTTCTTAGCTATGAGAAGATTTTTACCAGACTTTAAAACCTTAACTGGTACAGCTAAAGTAACTGTAGGAGTTAAGAATTATCCTTCTCAATCAATGACTAATAGTACCTATAGTCCCTTTAGTGTGATCTCAAGTTCTACTAAATTTGATACAAGAGCAAGAGGAAGATATGCTAATATTAAAATTGAAAATGAAAGCTCTGGTGAAAACTGGAGATATGGAACGTTTCAAGTAGATGTCCAAGCGGATGGGAGAAGATAATGACAAAAATAGTAGTAAGATTACCAGAACCTAAAAGAGAATATAGTGAGGATAATCAAAGACAAATTAACAGAACCATTTCTTCTTTAATCCAGCAACTTAATTCAACATATCAACAACCTGAAAAGGATGATCAAGAAAGGTTTAATTTCTTTCTAAGCTAATGGCAAATATATATAAAAATATTCAAGCAAAAATAACATCAGCCGGGTCATACGATGATATGTATGAAGCACCTACAGAGACTACTTCTTTAGTTAAAAGTATTAAGCTTTTTAATACCCATAGTGGAGCTTTAGATGTAGACATTAAAATATATGATGCTTCATCTACCACTGATTTTGAGTGGGATAAAGTTAGTGTGGGAGCTAGTGGAAGTGTTGATTTATTAACCTTTAATAATATAATCATCTTAGAAGCAGGCGATAAAATTAAGATGCAATGCGCTACAGGAAATGTTATAAAGATGACAGCTTCTGTGCTACAGACAAGCAGAACATAGGAGAAATATGCCCTTTAAAGAACAAGAAGCGAAGAGTGAATATCAAGTAATAGACGGTAAAAAGGTACACGTTATTACCCCTGAAGTGGAGATTACATTAACTAATACTGAAACAGGCAAAGAATATATGTCAGATAAAGAAGCTGACGATGACGTAGATAACCCTGAAACAGACACTAAAAGAGAGCATATTAGAAGAGATGTTAATGTTAAGATCTTAGACTTAAATTTAGGTACCAAAAGTAATATATAAGATGATATTGACGATGATCCAAAAAACAAGTAAACTGGTAAGTTCAGGTGTAATCCCTGCGATTTTCATATATAATCATATAACAAGGAATTAAAAATTATGGATTTGTTAGACTTAGCAAAAACAGGAATAGCAGCATTATCTACATATGCATCTTACAAAGATCAAAAGAGAAAAAACGAATTACAACAACAATCCTATGATGACTACATGAAGCAAGTAGCAGATGCTACTCAAGCAGCTGAAGCATCTATCGCTGCTAATCTTACTCCTATGGTTGTATCAGGAACACCTACAACGAAAGCAGATGTTACAGACTATACAGCAGCCACTGGTTTAAGACACGGTGGAATAAGCGGTCTTCGTAAAGGATATGCACGAGGTCCAGAAATTGAAGAAGTAGAAATGATGGATGAAGAAGTTGTAACTCCATTTGATTTAAAAATGGAAGAAGGAGTTAACATCGGTCAACAAGTTTTTTATAATACTGGCGACGATAGAAGAAACGCTTTAATGGTTTGGGACGCAATGAGTACTCCAGATAAATCTATTTTTGATTTTGATTTTGAAATATTCTTTAACGAGGGTGGTTGGAGAGACATGATTAAAGGTGAAGCACCAATGCCTCAAGGAGAAACTCAGATGGCTTCTGCACCTAGTATGGGAGCTTCTCAAAATGAAATGTCTATGCAGTTGTTTAATAAACCTTATAACCAACTTAATGAAATGGAACTAGAAATGTTTCAAGAAGAAATGTTAAAGTTTCAAAGTAAGTATATGGCTACAGGTGGTATTGCAGGTTTGAGAAACGGTGGAAGACCTGGGTATAATATTGGTACACTCGTAGAAGAGGAGTATGTAGATACAGGTGACACTACAACAGGAAATCCGAGACCTCCACAAGATGATCCGGCACACCAAGCGTACAGGGAAATATTTAGCAAGTTTATGGAAAAATTTCCAGGAATTGCAACCGGTGAAGAAACTATAGAAGAAATGATTGCAATGCTTCAAGCAGAAGAAGTCATGGAAAAGGACGTAGGAATTTTAGGATTAAATAGTGCAATGGATATGATTACACCTCAAAGTGCAGAGAAAAGTGCACAAAAAATATCTATGGGAGACACTCAATACGGAGATATACCTTATGCTAAAGGCGGAAGAATTGGATATAGATTAGGAACTCCAGACACTATGATAGCAGACCAAGAAACAATATTAGAAACTCCCAACGAAGAAATTGTCACTAATGACATGGAAGAAATTAAAGGACAAACTGCTGGACCTGATTGGTATATTAAAAGAATAGAACACTTAATGTTTTTAGGTTATGACTATGATGAAGCTGGTGAGATAGCTTATGATAGTGATAGATATTATGAAATAGTAGGTATGGAGTCAAAAGGTCCAGTACTACCAAGTCCAGAAGATCCAATTAATCCTTTTGCACCTAAACCAACAGGACCAGCTTTACCTGATAAGATGATGGCAGCTCAAGGCGGAAGAGCTGGATATAGATATGGTGATCAAGTAGGTATTACAGCAATCCCTAGACCAGTTATGGATCCTAGAGGTTTAAGAAGTTTACCAGCGATGGCTACTAAAGATGGAATGATGGATCTAGGTGGCTTAGAAAAAGACTATAGATTTGATGGTGGCTTTGTTCCAATTGGAGCTTATGAAAAAAAAGATGATGT